GACCGACCACCAGCCCCGTGGCCGGAAAGCCGGACCAAGCCCCAGCTACCGCTACCGCTCGCGCGCCGCAAAACCCAGCCCCGGCGACCAGAAGATCAAACTGGTGCTCTACACGCCTCACGCCGGACAAGCCCAAATCCACGCCTGCGACGCGCGCTTCCGGGTCGTGGTCTGCGGGCGCCGCTGGGGGAAGACGTTTTCCGGGGTCAACGAGCTGGTGAAGTACGGCTGGGAGCACCCCGACCTACCGGGGTGGTGGGTGGCGCCGACCTACTCCCAGGCGCGCAAGGCATTCCGCACGACGCTCAAGTACTTCGAGTCGGCGATCGCCTCCAAGCTCGCCTCGTCGTCCAACATGGAGATCGTGCTGAAGTCCGGAGGGCATCTGTTCTTCCTCTCCGCTGAGCGCTACGACAACCTCCGTGGTGAGGGCGTTGGCTTCATGGTCCTGGATGAGTTCGCTCAGATGCCGCGGGCGGCCTGGGAGACGGTGCTGCGGCCGACGCTCTCGGATACGCAGGGCCGCTGCCTCTTCATCGGCACCCCTCGAGGCAAGAACTGGGCCTACGGGCTCTTCCGCCGCGGCGAGGACACGACCGACCCGCTCAACAAGCACTGGGCTGCGTTCTCGTTCCCGACATCCTCCTCGCCCTACATCCCTGACGAGGAGATCGAGGAAGCACGGAACGTGCTGCCGCTGGACGTCTTCAACCAGGAGTACATGGCGGAGTTCCTCGACGAAGCCGCCGGCGTCTTCCACGGCATCAACCTCTGCGTCCACGGCGAGCTCTATCGCCACCCGGCGCACACGCTGCACCCGGACCACCGCTACGTGGTCGGCTGGGACATCGCCAAGCACACTGACTTCTCGGTCATATCAGTTCTCGATACGTCCACGTACCGGGACGGGCAAGCAACGCCGCATCTCTGCCACTGGGAACGCTTCAACACACTCAACTACGTCATCCAGATGGACCAGCTCGAGACCGTGGCGCGCAACTTCAACGCTCCGGTCCTGATCGACTCGACCGGCATCGGCGACCCGATCTTCGACGCCCTAGCCATGCGCGGCCTGCCGGTCTACGGCTACCACCTCTCGGGCACGCGCAAGACAGCCCTGATCCAGAACCTAGCGGTGGCGATCCAGTCCAAATCCATCAGCTACCCGCCTCTGAAGCAACTGCTCCAGGAGCTCAGCTCCTACCAGTACGCGATCTCCCCCAGCGGCCAGATTCAGTACGGGGCTCCCGAAGGCGAACACGACGACACGGTCATCAGCCTGGCCCTGGCGGTGTGGGCGGCGCAGCACCCGGTCTGGGCGCCGGTTGCGCACTTCGAGCAGGAGGACGAGAAAGAGGACATCATCAGTCCTGTTTAGTACCACTAAACCAAGTTCTGCTTGACTAAACCACAATCAGTGTGAGAAAGTCCCCTTGTGGGATTCCTCTCTGCCATCCGTGGCACAGGAGTCGCGAAGACTCCACCCAGCGAGTCTCTCGCGGAATCTGCACCCCCCTCTTCCTCATCTACCTCCGTAGAGCACGCAGAGCAGATTCAAGCTCTCATCTCGCTGTCTGAAGCCGCAGAAGCTCAACTGACAGAGAGAATCGCAGAACTGGAACTCTCACTCGAGGACCAGGGCTGGAATCGCATCACCGGCGCTCTCAGCGACTTCGAGTTCTCAACTGCCGGCATCAAGAAGATCATCCGGCTCTCGCGCATCTACTACCTCAAGAATCCGATCATCCGTCGCCCGGTCGAATTGCAGGCGTATTACGTCTGGGGACAGGGCGTGTCGATTCATGCTGACAACCAGAAGATAGACGACGTGGTCCAGAGATTCATTGGAGACGCCGACACCATGCGCACGTTCTCCGGCCACCAGGCCCTCATGGACAACGAGCGCCTGCTGCGAGTCGAGGGCAACCTGTTCCTGCGGCTGTTCCCGGCCCCCGGGGGGAGCGTGCAGGTGCGACGCCTGCCGGTCGACCAGATCCTCGATGGGGACATCATCACGAATCCCGATGACTCCTCTGAGGTGTGGTTCTACGTGCGCCGCTGGCGCCCCGGGGCGGGAGCTGAGGAGCGTGTTGAGGCATATCCGGACTGGGAGTATGAGCGGCGTCTGAAGAGCGTCGAGAGTCGCTATCAGTTCTCGCTCGACGACGTGCGCCAGACCAGCGTTGACCTGCCCATGACCAACGAGTCGGTCCCGATCGACTGGTCGACGCCGGTCATGCACAAGAAGGTCGGCGCTCTGCCGGACATGAAGTTCGGCGTTCCTGAGACCTACGCCGCTATCGACTGGGCGCGCGCCTACAAAGAGGCGCTCGAGGACTACAAGAAGATCGTCAAGTCGCTCGCCAAGTGGGCCTGGAAGCTCAAGTCGGGCTCCGACCAGGCATCGGTCAACGCAGCTCGAGCAGCGCTGGAATCGACGCTGGGGGCCAGCGGCTACGCGACCGATCAGAATGCGCCGCCGGTCGCCGGCTCGACGTTCGTCTACCGCCAGGGCATCGACCTGGAGACAGTCGACGTCTCCAAGGCGATCATCGACCCCGAGGGGTTCAACCGGCTGATGCTCATGGCCTGCGCGGCGATGGGTACGCCGAGCAACTTCTACGGCGACGCCGCCAGCGGCAACCTGGCCAGCGCCAAGACGCTCGACCGGCCGACCGAGCTGATGTTCCGCGATCGTCAGATATTCCACTCGGAGATCATCACCGACGTGCTGACCTTCGTCGTCGAGACAGCCGCCAGCTCGGCTCTGGTCCCCGAGGTCAAGTCGGCCGGCTACGAGAAGAACGGCACCATGAAGATCACGGTTGGCGGAAAGGAAGCCGATCTCGACATCAAGATCGACTTCCCGCCGATTCTTCAGCAGGATGCGCGCGAGCAAGTACAGGCGCTCGTCTCCGGTTTGACACTCAACGGCCAGGCGCTCCAGGTCATGAACGATGGGCCGACGATCATCCGGCTCCTGCTCACCGCCCTGGGAGTCGAAGACATCGACGAGATTGTCGAGCTGTTCTACCCGAAGGACGACAGTGAACCGCAGGCCAAGCCCATTGAGACGTTTCCTCCGCCACCGACGCCGGCCGAGGCTGCTGCGCAGGCGGCGGCTGATGCTGCCGTCAAGGCCGCTCTGCCCACCGGGAATCAGCCGACCAGTCAGGGTCCTGCCGGAGCCGCGAACCGCTCTCCGAAGAAAAAGGGCGGTGAGGGCGCGGTGGCTGCTCAGGAGTCGTCTGCTGAAGAGGATGAACTAGAGTCTCAGGCCCGGATCGAGTTCATGAACGCGCTGGTCGAGATGCGCCATGCGCTTCAGGAGGGCCGCCCAAATGGCAACGGCTCTCAGTGAATCCCTGACGCGCGCCTACGCGAGCACTCTCTACTTGCATCGCCGGGAGGCTCTGCGCCCGGCGGTCTCGCTTCTCGAGCAGCAAGCCAAGATGATGTTCGTCCAGCAGGGCTACGACGTCCTGGCGGCGATCTACGCTGGCCGGACGCCGCTCTCCGAGGCTCACACGACATCCAAGGAAGAGCAGCGCCGGCGGACCGCGCTGATTCTGGCGGCCATCGTCGCTGCTCTCGAGCGCCGGCTCAGCAAGGACATCTCGCTGCTCACCACTGGCCTCTCGCGGGCGCTGGCCATCGCCTTGCTCAAGGCGGGATTGGCCCACTACGGGATCAGTGCCAACCTGCGCGACATCGCCGCTCAGCGGTGGATTGAGGCGCACGGGGCTGAACTCGTGAAGGGAATCAACCAGTACACTCGCGAGAGGCTCTCGACAATCATCGCCAAAGCCTTGTCCTCTGGCCTGTCGGCCGACGACCTGGCTCGCGAGATCGTGCTCTCGTTCTCCGACATGACCTACGCGCGTGCGTATCGGATAGCAGTCACGGAGGCCAGCAAGGCGTGGTCGTTCGCCGAGTCTGAGTCGGCCAGGCTCATGGAGGAGGCCGGCTTCACGATGGTCAAGGAGTGGCTGCTCGGACCGCTCCACCCCCGCTACGACCTCTGCGACGACAACGAGCAGGCAGGGGCCATCCCGATTGCCCAGCCATTCCCCTCCGGCGACATGTACACCCCGCAGCATCCCCACTGCGGCTGCGGCGTCGTCACCTACCCCGACCCCGGGATGCAACAGCCCTGGGGCACAACCATTCTCGGCCAGATTCCTTTGGTGCCGTGGCCCGGCAACAACGAGGTGAGCACATGACGGAACAGCAGGAAGTCTTTACCGACGTCAACACCACGGAACTCATCGAGAGGGCGGTGGCGAGCGACGATACCATGCAGGTCAGAATCATCGCTCCTGGCTGGGGGTCCTCGGGCTACTACTCTGAGGAAGTGCTCCGCCGCGACGGGCCGACCGCTTGGCCGGCTGGAACTCATCAGTATCTCGACCATCCAACCGAAGCTGAATCACGCGACCGTCCGGAGCGCAGCGTGCGCGACCTCGCCGCGGTGCTCATCTCCGATCCTGTCTATATCGAGAACGGCAAGGCCGGCCCGGGCCTCTACGCCCGCTCCAAGGTGCTGCCGCAGTTCAAGGACACCATCGAAGCCCTGGCGCCGTACATTGGCGTCTCGATCAGGGCACGCGGCACGTTCAAGGAGGGGGAGGCCGATGGTCGCAAGGGTCGCATCGTCGATACGATCACGATGGGCGAATCCGTCGACTTCGTGACCAGACCAGGTGCCGGCGGCAAGGTGCTGGCTCTCATGGAGAGCCTGCGCGAAAAGTCAGATCAAGCGATTGATGAGAAGAGCAACGGCTCGAGCTCATCGGAGGCCAGCATGGACAAAGAGCAGGAACTCAGCGAGGCCAAGACCAGGATCAGCGAACTCGAGGCACAGGCCGCCACCGACACGACCAGGATCGGCGAACTGACAGAGTCGCTGGCTGCGGAGAAGACGCGGGCCGACCGCGCCGAGACGGCTCTGGCGGCCGTCGCGGCGAGCAACGTCGCGCGTGAGGCGATCAAGACCATCACTCTTCCGGACGCCAGCAAGGATCGCATCATCGAGGCGATCGCCAGCAACCCGCCCATGTCTGAGGGCAAGCTCGATGAAGCGAAGGTCGCCGAGATCGTCGCCGAGCAGGCCAAGAACGAAGCTGAGTACCTTGAGCGCGCCCTTGGCAGCCGCAAGGTTTCTGGGATGGGCCAGTCGGCCGGCTCCAGCGATTCGGCGCTCGCCCTCAAGGAGTCCTTCAAGAAGATGTATCTCTCGCAGGGCAAGTCCCCTGACGAGGCCGAGAAGCTCGCGGTTCTCGCGAGCGGGAGGTAGAAACCATGGCGAACAACATCGTTATCCCGTTCCCTGAGACTCTCAACGTCATCGTCACCGATCCGGCGACCCCTGCCTCTGGTGACCCGGTGCGCTTCGGGAGCCTGACGGGAGTGGCGCTCACCGACGAACGAGCTGACGGCTACACCACCGTCGACATCAGTTCGAGGGTCTGGTCCCTGCCGGTCAACGACCACGGCGGTGGTGGCATCGCGGTTGGTGATGCGCTGTTCTACGTCGACGCGGCCGACCGGCTCGAGAACGACAACTCCGGCTACTTCTTCGGCTTCGCGCTGGAGATAGTCGGCGGGGGCGCGACCACCACGATCGACGTGCTCCACGTCCAGAGCCCTGGCGCCGGCACTCTTGGTGCTGGCACCATCGGTGCGGCCCATCTCGCCGCCGATGCGGTCGAGACGGCGAAGATTCTCAACGCCAACGTGACCCTGGCCAAGCTCGCGGCCGAGTCGGTTGACGGCTCCAAGCTCGCTGAGGCGGCTGCCTCAAGCGTCATCGGCGCTGTGCCGATCCTCTACCACACGACCATCGCTGATGTCGGCGCTCCGACCAACTACGACATCACCGTCACCAGCAAGATCCATGTGGTCGATGCCTGGATCGTCAACCTCGCGGCCGGTCATGCGACCGACGACACGCTCCAGCTCAGCAATGGGGCGAGCGCGATCACAGATGCCATCGCCAAGACGGCTACCGACCACGCTGTCAAGCGGGCGACGACCATCAACCACGCCAACGCTGACATCGCCAATGGCGGGACCCTGCGCTGGATCGCCACCAAGGTCACCAACTGTGAATGCGAGGCA